TGCAACCCTCAATTGCCCAATTTAGAATGCCAGGCATTTCTAAACTTAATTTTTCAGGAAGTTTCTTATCACGTTTTTCTTTCGGAAGCTGCAGGTTGAATGGAACCAATCGAATACGTCTCCAAATCCCTTCATCTACACCTTTAATTACCGGCTTATGGTTTGTAGTAAAAAACACTTTGAATTCTGGAATAAACTCAAAATATTCTTGTCTAAGGAACCGGGCTAGTACCGGCTCACCACCTGTTATTTGCTTTACAAAAGCTTCTGATAACTGTTCACCATCTTCACTTTCGATTGCAGAAACAAAACGAGATCCTACTAATCTGGCAATATCGTTATTTGCACCGGTTTCTTTTTTCTTGATAAAAGTATCTGATTTCGCTTGCTTACCATACTCACCCATAAGGTCTTTAATCGTATTGATAAAAGTTGATTTACCATTAGATCCTCCACCAATGAGAAACACCATAATTTGCTCTGAAATTTCCCCAGTCAGGGAATAACCGATTAATCGTTGCATGTAATCAATGAGCTCTTTATCCCCTTGAAAAATTTGTTCTAAGAAACTTAACCATTCAGGACATTTTGCCTTTTCATCAAATGCAATATTAGTTATTTTAGTGAGGCCAAGCTCTCGATTATGAGGCTGCAACGTACCTGTTTTTAAATCAACAATTCCATTATCAGCATTGAATAAATATTTGTGCCGATCAAAGTCTTCTCGCTCTCCTGGAACTAATGGCATAAGGTCCTTAATGCTATTCATTCGAATATTTCTGCGTTCACACATACGGGCCCACTTTGCTTCAGATTCATCTTCTGATTTATAAAGACTACGAAGGACTTTTGCTGTAATGCGTTCAATTTCCTTTTTTGTATCTAATTTCCATCGCTTTCCGTCCCAGATTAACCAACCCATATCACTAACATATTTGATAACGTGGCCATATTCATATGCAATTCGTTCAGCATTTCCAAGTTCAGTTAAACGAAACTTCTTTTTAGGCTTCTCTTCAGCAACTTCTGCTGCATCTCCAGTATGAAAGTCAAAAGAAAATTCTTTGAATTGCTCTTTGTTGTCTAAAATAGTTGTGGAAGTAGAAGAAATTGCAGTCGCTATAGTTCTTTCACCATATGTTTCATTCGTTTCTCTGAAATGAATAACATCCCACTTGTCACGCATAAGCCCTGTCTCTCGGAACATTGTGTCCATTCGAGTTGCGGATTTACCTGTCCAAAAAGCAAGATGATTACATAACGCTAAGTCACTTGCTGAATGATCATTATTGATTAAATTACCGTTACACAATGACCGTATTTCATCACCGTTTTTAGACCGGAATATCCTTTCCCATAGAGCTTCATTCGAAATCTTTATTTCATCTTTTTCAAACTCAGCTAGATTTACACGACCTTGGATGTCACTATCATCAAAATATTGCTCAAATACTTCTGAAAGTTCGTCTGTTCGTTCATAAACATCATTTGAGTTTTCTCGATTTCCAGTGAAACTGAAATATCGACCATATGAGTAAATTTCTAAGCCATGCTTAGTATTTTTCCGTCCTGTACCTAAAACAGATTGTGGAAGATTCCCCTTGATAATGATATGTATGCCTTTCCCAGATGGAGAGAATTCTGTATAACTGTCTAAGGTGTCAATTATCTCTGTTGCGAAGGTGTTTGCTTTTCCATCCGCAACGCATTTATCAATATCAATTCCGATGTAATTGTCTTGCCTGCTAAATACAAACCCTATGCCGTCATAATCGCCTTCTAAATAGAATTTGACTGCTGTTGCAAATGTCGACCAGGTACGCCTATTATTCGCCTGTGCCATTTCACCATTCACTTGATAAGGCACCTTTGTTGGCTTGTTGTTACGCTTTTCTGCTCTCCACAAAATCCATTGGGGAAGGGCTTTTAATTCGGCAGGGATCTCGTTAAAATTGTATGGATTTTCTTTCATTTCGCCCTCCGATAAATTTATATTTATCTATAAAAAAGAGAAGCTAGTACAATACCAACTTCTCTATTTAGTTTCTTAGAATGGTAGGTCATCATCACCGATGTTTATTCCTCCGCCTTGGGAAATTGGATTCACATCTGTCACATCATAATATTTCGCTTTTGCAGCAGTACGCTTCTGTTTCTCACCATCAACCACCTTTTCATACTCTTCATGCTTAACCGTGATTTTTAAGTTTTTATTGATTAGCTCTTTCGCTAATTCATCTGGTGAATTGAAAACATGATTGTTAGAGAATCCGCATGCTTTCAACAAAGAGTTAACAATTCTTACTGAAACTTCATGTTCAAATGTAAAAGTGTTATAAAGAACCTTTGCACCTTGATGATTTTGAGGAACATCACTACGAATCTCAAAGTCTACTGATAATTTAGGCTTTCCAGCTTGGGTTTTACCTGCTTCTGCGTTCACAATTACTGCTTCATATTTACCTTCTGCAACTAATTCAAATCCTGTACTTGCGTTTGACTCATCAAATTTAAAGAATGACATTATTTATTTCCTCCTGTGTTTTCGTTTTTGGATGATACTAATAATTCGTCTTGTACGCAGCCACTACGTTTGTCCAAATGATTTTTAGCAAAGATACTTTGATTACCTTCTAGGATGAACCCTCTTGTACCATCTGCTTTTCTAACCAACCGAGCGACAACATGTACAATTCCCATTACATGATTAACAATTTTATCTCGAATATCCGGGATAAATTGATTGTATTGCTGGCCATCATCATGAATGATGCTACGTGTAGTTTCCCAAGCAGTGTATATAACGTTGGCATCTAAGCCATTAAATGTTTCAACAACTTTTAATAAATGGTTATCGAATAAGGCATAGTCTTTTAATTCAGGCATGCCACTTTTCGTTTTTTCACCTCTGTCCATCAACCAAAGTTTTTGGTAATGAGTAAGGTTGTCCACGAAAACATTGTCATAGTTTGCTATATTCGCTTTTGCATGCGCGTAAAAATCTAAAATACTTTGATGGGGATCAGCCACATTGATTTTTGCTACATCAATATTGGAATAACCCTCTAACACTTGGCTTGTCCCATCAATATCAAGCACTAAGGTTTTACCTGGTAGTAATCCAGCAACTGTTGTTTTACCATCTCCCGGTTTTGAATAGATGATAATTTTTGCTTTTTTACTTTTCTTAATTTCAGCACCATTTGTGATTTCCACATTCACACCTCCACTTTAAAACTTAAGCTTGCAGGCTCAATTTCTACGCCTGGAATCATCGTCCCGTTTGAGTCAATTACTACCGGCTGTCCATCTACTTCATGAATGTGGAGGACCTTCTTCAGGTCGCCCCATTTCACTTCTTCTTTGATGAATTCAGTCATGCCCGTTTCTTTCACATGCTGCAAGAGCTTGTCCTTATCAACAGCTTTAGGTTGCTCTTTTGTAGCACGACTCTTTGATTTACCGTAAGGTGTAGAAATGGTTTTAGCTTTCGGATTTTCTTCTAATTGCTTAGCGTGATAAGCTGAGACAAGACTTTCAAAATAATTCTTATCACTGTGGAGAGCAATCAACTCACGATTCTCCCAGTCATTGATTCTTGCACGTTCCACGTCAGCTAATTGCTTAACTTCTTTTTCTTTTGCTGATAAAGCAGCTAATTTACGGAAAACCCAGTTTAAACTTTCTATATCAGTAACCTGAAAAGATTCTTTTTCAGACTGTTCAGTGTTTTCAACCTCTAAAATTTCCATTTGTTGAAGTTGGTTCATGTATAGAACATCCCTTCTATATTGAATTTTCTTCCTAAGTATGGTAAAAATAAGTTGTCATCCATGTAAGTCCACTCTGCCAAGTGGGCTTTTTTATTGTTCACCTGCTATTTTTTTAATTGAATCTCTACGAACGTACTTCGCTATACATCTTGAGTCATCATGAAGATGAACAGATCCCCAGTCAAGCATTCCTTGACCTTCCGCAATATTGTTATTGCAACCATCACATACAGATACAACTTCAGGCTCTTTCTCCTGCGAATCTGCAATACCATATCCATTTTTTAAAACCATCGGATTTTCAACTTCAGTCACTTTACCACCTCCTTTAAGGTAAAGGTTCCAATATCGCTCATGCTGCTTTCTAGCGAATTCAGCGATTTTTGCACGACCACCAAGAACCATATTCATTTCAACTTTTATAAAGAAATTAGAAAGTTCTAATGCACCCATACCATTCATGTCAACTAATCCTCTCCTTTTCACTTTTTACTGTGATTCCACCTATAGTTAACTCAATGAATTTAATTTCTCTTCCGTATTGTCTTGAAAGGATTCTCTCAATAACTGGCTTTAAATTTTTTACTTTTTCCTCAGTCATTTTGAAATTACTTAGATCCATATCAACTCACCTCAATAAAACATATGCAGAAGGAACAACAGGACAAATCATGAAATTTAGATTTCCAACATGTGATTCCACTCAGAAAGTAGAATCACTGTTGTTTAATCTACTTAAAGTAGAGTTATCGTTAAAAAAAATAAAATCATAACTAAACCCAAGGATTTCACTTATTTTCTTCGCTTCTCCTATCGTTACATCATCAGGATGTTTCTCCATCTTACTGTAAGTATGTGTGTGGATTCCGAGTTTTTCAGCGAGTTCTTTTTGTGTGAAACCTTTTAGCAATCTTGCTTGCTTCAAAGTGAATTTCATGTTTATCACCTCACTTTTTTTCTTCCACAACCACATATTAATCTACCTAAAGTAGAATGTCAACTATATAAAATTTATATTAATCTACTTAAAATTACTTATTTTTATCTAAAAGTAGAATTTTTTCTACTTTTGTTTGAAATTGTTCTACTTTTGGTATAATATAATGTATATAAAATAGGTCGGAGGTAATAAAACATGAGTATAGGAAAAAATATTAAAAAGTTAAGGGAAATACATAATTTATCTCAAAAAGAATTAGCTGAAATTGCTGGTGTTTCTGATAAAGCAGTATCTACTTGGGAAAATGGCATAAAAGATCCACGTATGGGAGCTATTCAAAAAATTGCTGATCACTTTGGGATTTTAAAAAGTGACATCATTGAGGAGAAGGATGTAGTTGAGAACCCAAGACCCATCTTACTACGAGCTCAACCTGTAGATGGAAGTTCCGTAAGAATGCCTTTACTAGGATCGATTGCTGCTGGAGTTCCTTTAGATATGGCTCCAATCCAGGAATGGATAAACGTCCCTAGAGAAATAGCTGAAAAATATCCTCATGCTTTTTTAGTAAAAGTTAATGGAGATAGTATGAATAAACTTATTCCTCCTAATGTATTAGCTTTAATTGATCCTACTCAAGAAGTTCGTAATGGTGATGTTGCTGCAGTTGCTGTAAACGGATATGATGCAACATTAAAAAGATTTTTTAAATTTCAGGATGGAATTACTCTTGAACCTGAAAGCTTTAACCCAAAACATAAAACACAATATTATGATGCCAAATCTCAAGAACATAGCCCTATTCATATTAAAGGCAAGTTAGTTTGGTATATGCCACCTATCGATATTAGGTTCTAGGAGGATAATTTATGAAATGCATTGTTTATGTAAGGGTATCAACTGACGAACAAGCAAAACATGGTTATTCTATTGCTGCTCAACTCGAAAAATTGGAAGCGTATTGCATATCTCAAGGTTGGGAGTTAGCAGAAAAGTATATTGATGAAGGATATTCAGCTAAAGATTTGCATCGTCCTTATTTTGAAAAAATGATGAATAAAATTAAACAAGGCAATGTTGATATTTTATTAGTGTATCGATTAGACAGGTTAACCAGATCTGTTATGGACCTATATAAAATATTAAAAGTACTTGATGATAACAATTGCATGTTTAAAAGCGCTACAGAGGTCTATGACACGACAAATGCAATGGGAAGGCTATTTATCACTCTTGTAGCAGCAATCGCTCAGTGGGAACGAGAAAACCTTGGAGAGCGTGTTCGGTTAGGTATGGAAAAGAAAACAAAGTTAGGGAAATGGAAAGGTGGCACTCCTCCTTACGGTTATAAAATTGTAGACAAACACTTAGTAATCAATGAAGAGGAGCAAGACGTTGTAAAAACTGTTTTTGAATTATCTAAAACACTTGGTTTTTATACTGTAGCTAAACAGTTAACTATAAAAGGTTTTTCCACAAGAAAAGGTGGAGAATGGCATGTAGACTCTGTTAGAGATATTGCAAATAATCCTGTGTACGCTGGATATTTAACTTTTAATCAAAACCTTAAGGAATATAAAAAGCCCCCTAGGGAGCAAACCTTATATGAAGGAAATCATGAACCACTTATTTCTAAAGATGAATTTTGGGCATTACAAGACATATTGGATAAACGAAGAACGTTTGGAGGCAAACGTGAAACAAGCAATTATTATTTTTCCTCTATCTTGAAGTGTGGAAGATGTGGTCATTCCATGTCTGGTCATAAATCAGGTAACAAGAAAACATATAGATGTTCGGGGAAAAAAGCAGGAAAGAATTGTTCAAGTCATATTATTCTTGAAGATAATTTAGTTAAAAAAGTATTTCATGTATTTGATCAGATTGTAGGAAGTATAAACGGACCTACTAATGCTACTGAGTATTCATCTGAAAAGATATTGGAATTAGAGAATGAATTGAAATCCATTGAACGAATTTTAAATAAACAAAAGATAATGTATGAAAATGATATTATTGATATCGATGAATTAATTACTAAATCGACTGAACTACGTGAGAGAGAAAAAAAGATCAATAACGAACTAAAAAACATAAAACAAAACACTCCAAAAAATCAAAAAGAAATTGAGTATTTAACTAAGAATATTGAATCATTATGGCAACATGCAAATGATTATGATCGAAAACAAATGATAACTATGATTTTTTCAAGAATTGTAATTGATACAGAGGATGAATATAAAAGAGGCTCTGGTAATTCAAGAGAAATTATCATTGTATCAGCAGAATAATTATATGTCTTCTATTGGTGGTAGTACTCCAGCATAGATAATATACATATAATCTTTCTGCCTAATAAAAACAAAAGAGCACAGCGTGTATAAGTAGTGCGCGAACACACTTATACCGTCGTCCGCCTACTCACGATAGGCAAACACTTGCTGTACCCTTCAAATGTAGTTTAATACATTTTTGGGTTTCTTTGCAATGGTTTGCTGTCATTGGTGAATCGTCGCTTTTTTTGTTTCTAAAAGGAGACAAGATGTAATGAAGAAACGCATTGATGTAATTGCAAGTGAAGAATCATTTAACAACCTTTCCCGATTTAATGAAATTGAAGAAATGAATACTACTGTTAGAGTATATAAAGACACTATTCTTTCTTTTGTGAAACGTGCAGATGTACAATCTAGACTTATTGCCTTATTAGAACTTTTAAAACGTCACAGCTGCAAGCAAATCGGTGTGAGCTATATGTGTAAGAATACAATTGCAGATAAGCTAGAAGTATCTTATAAAACTGTTCAACGTTTAATGAAGAAACTAGAACAGTTAGGCATGATCCGCCAGGTACCAATGAAGCGCAAAACAGATATGCTGCAGACTTCAAATGCTGTGTTAATTATGCCAATTGAAGATATGACCCACAAGACTGCCCCTAAAGAGTCCAAGAAGTGTCCGGCCATTAAAACAACTACTAGTTCTCTAAAACAAAAGATTAATACCAAACGTAATGATGTTCCTGTTTCACAAAATAAAGTTGTTAAATCTTTTTCAAAAGCAAACTTCATTGCTCATTGGGTACCGGAACGATTTGCTGAATTAACAAGCTGTTACTATAACGAATCTCAAACTATTCAAGAATTGTGGAAAGTTGTGAAACAGTGCAACCGAGTAGTAAACTATGCTACTTCTGAAAGAGCATTCACTCCACAACAAGAACTGAATATTGGTATTAGAGCATTTAAAGAGTTTGTGATGAAAGTAAAAGATAATACGAAAATGCAGAACAAGTTTGGCTACTTTAACGGCATTGTGAATAACCTTATGGACAAGCTTTATTTTGACCAAGGCTTTTTAGAGAGCTTTTGATACATTTACAGGCTTTTGAGGCGTAAGATATTTGAATATGCCGTCCACATCTTTTGTTTGAACAGCATAAAGTGGCTTGAAGTCCACATCATAATATTTGTCTGTGATAATCCATATAGCTGGAAATCGTTTGGAATGACGTTTCCATTCATCTGAGTCTTTATAGTCCATATATAGCTTCTTTTTGTTCTCCATTTGTTTTTTAGAGTAAATAGACCTTTGTACTTCCACACAGAATGCAAAGCCCTTCCACTTCATGAAAACATCTGGTTCAATACCTCCTTTTGTTAAAGGCTTGAATTCTACTTCAAACAATGTAGGAGTTTCATAGGCACATAAAGTTATATAAAAGTCTGCTATAGCACGGAAATGAGGTATTTTAGTTGAGTCTTTTTTGATGGAACGAGGACTTGGAAAGTAGTTGTAAGGACGGGTAGTTTTATCAACTTCAATTAGATTATTATCTACTAGGCGCTTTAATACTCTGTTTGCCACTACATGAGGTGTTTTATTTTGAAGAAAATGAAGTTTTATGAGTTGATCTCTGTTTAGGACACGGAACTTCTTTAAGCTTTCTGTAATAGCTTTATCTCGGTTATTCATCATCTTCACTCCCTGGTAAAGTTAAATCTGTCACTTCAACATCAAACTCATTTTCATGTGGATCTTCAATAGGTACATGCTTAATAGGTTCCAGTAATTCCTTTGCATGTTCCAAAGATAGATATGGTGCTTGCAGCTGTTTAATCACTTCATGACGCATGTAGAATTTACCCTTTTCAGCTTTGTTAATTTTAGAAGCATCCACATTATTTCCACTACCTAATGTGATGTTAGAGTTGATTAGATCAGCATGACGGAATGCATAGCGAACAGTTAGATTAGATTTTAATTGCCCATCAAGTATTTTGGCATCTGGACGCTGCATGGATAAAATTAAAAAGATTCCTAGAGCACGACCTTGAGTACTAATATCCTCTATTTTATCCATTGTGACTGTTTCTTTTCGTAATAAAGCTACTTCATCAATGCAAAGTAAGATGTATTTTTTCTTTTCTATACCTTTTAATTTATTGTATTCGTCAATATGTTCTAGTCCATGTTCATCTAATAAATCCCCACGCATTTCTAATTCTTTGTGGATGGCCAATACAGCTTTTTTTAACTTCTTTTTATCTGTAATAACTTGCTGTACCCCTTCACAGTTGCGAAAAAGGTGAAATTCAGTACGTTTCATATCGGCTAGGTAAAAGTCAATCATGTGTCGTTTATGAATTAGCAGTGTGGTTAGAATCACGCGTAACATAACTGATTTACCTGAACCTGTTTCTCCTGCAATGAGTAAATGTGGATCAGTAATCATGTTATAGCTGATTAGTTTATTAAAATGGTCATAACCGGTTATAATAGGTAGCCCACCTTTTAAACAAGCTTCGATTTCTTTATCGTTATAAATCTTGATGGATTCATCCTGCTTAGTGAAAATCTTCAAACTGTACTTTAATCCATCCCCTGTTAAATCGTAAGAGTGGCCAAATGTTTGATTGAAGATGTATTCTTTCTCTAACATGTTCTTCGGATTTAATCCCTGTGGAAGATAAAAAACATACTCCAAATAATCATCCTTTTCATGTGTGGCTGCAATAGCTGGGTAACGTTTAACTGTCGTGTCTCCTTTTTTGAAGGTTAAAACGATGTCAGCTACAACAAAGGCATTTCTTAAACGAGCTTTGTAAATATATTTCTTATATAATTTTGTAATCATCACATCATCCCCCATAGAAACTTTTGTACAAGCTGCCATAGTACCCAAAAGAATGAGCCTACTGTTACTAAGCTAAGAATTAGACGAGTTAGATCATGGACCATTTCCGACTCAATATGCTTCCCTACATTCAATAACTTTTTCTCTGCTACTGTGGCCACAATGATTGTACTTCCAATAACTCCAACAACTAATAAACCACTCATTTAATCACCTCTTTAATAGTCTAAAAAATTTAATTCCGGGTGTGGCAAAGATGGGTTGGAAAGGATGAGAAGAAATCTCTTATTAAGAAAAAGAAAAATCGCTCAACAGATAGGGTTAAATAGACGATTAATATATTAGTCGAAATATATCCATTAATATATTTGCTAATATATCTGTTAACTCTTCGGTGCTTATATCACTAATATATTAGTCGCAGCTTGTACATATTGACTAAAATACAAAAATATTTTGATCTTAATGTGAATTCAATTTGGAAGGTAATCATCATTAATTGTGGAATTGAATATATTGGTGATGTGGATATGATATTGAAACCCAAATTTGATGAACACTTTGAACGAATGGGGTTAATGAAAAAGTTTGTAGCTAAGAAAATAGGTATATCTCAAAATCAAATGTCTAACATTTGTAGTGGTAAATCTTACCCCACAGCTGTAAACTTATTTAAGATTGCTGATATTTTACAGTGCAAAGTCGATGATTTATACGAAAGGGTAGATGAAGAGTGAAGAAGTTTTTAGTAACGCCATTACTGGCAGCTATGTTATTAGCAGCATGTGGAGGGAATGAAAAGGTTTCAACAGATGAACAACAAGAGGCTGAAGATGTTAATGAAGATAATACTGCGTCTGAAGATTTTGAACAACCAACAGAAGAGGATTTAACCTTAACAAAAGTTGGTGAAATGGTTGATGATCCTGCAGTCGGAACACTTGTATTAGAAAACAAGAAGAAAGTAAATCAAGATATCGTGCAAGGTGGTCTTACGATACACGTAGATGAGGTAAAAGTGATTACTATCAATAATATGCTTAATGACTTTAAAGACGAGGTAGAATTAAATACAGGTAAAGCACCTGGTAACGAATTAACCTACATGCAAGTGAGTTATTCTTTTAAAAACACTTCAAATGAATTACTTTCATGGAGTGGATTTGCTACTGCTATTAAAGAAGATGGAGAACAGTTAGATCTTGATAATAATGATATCATTGGAAACCAAAATCCTTCCCAAATTGATATTCAGCCAAAGGCAGCAGTTAAAGAAAATTTAATTGGTATTCCAGTAGATAAAGATATTAAATCCATTCGTTTGGTTACAGATGATGTATTAAAAGATAATAATGATTCAGATGAACCTATCATATACGGAAAAGAAATTACAATTGATTTGAAATAAAAAAAGAGCCCCCACTCAAATGAGCAGGGGTCTTTTTAATCCGTTATCACAAGATACTTAGGGCTATTATTTATTTCTAACTCTAACTTAGAAGTTTGTTTGATATCACCAATTTTTTCACCAAACATAGATAATATGTTTCCACCTTTAAATCCGAAAGGGATAGTAACGTTATGACTCTCTTTAGATGTCCAACAAACTAATATATTTTTATTTTTCTCATTGGTAAACTTTAAAACGTAGTCATTTTGATTGCCTATATCGATTCTTTCTTTTAGTTCGTAACCATTTAAATTGTAAGTTAAGGCGTTAATAGCAAG